CTCCTACGATAAGGCTTGGCCGGGAGTTACCCCGGCCTCACCTGCTGACTATTTACAGAGAGATGTTATACAACACGTCGGCAAACTCAATGCCGCTAACCGCGCCCGTAGGCGAGAACCGGCCCAAGCCCATCCGCAGGCTGTACACGATGCGCGACTGGTCGGAACCAATCAGGCGCTCCGTCTCGACCTTGACTCGACGACGCCAGCCAGCCTTCAGGCCACGCATGTTGGCACACACGACTTGGCCCTTGGTATTGTTTCCAGCCGTGGTACTAATCTTGCCAGCGGTATTGGTCAAACCCATAGCCATCGACGTGATTAGCGGATTGCGACCGACGCGCATCAATTCACCAGTCAATACCGTTGCGCCTGGGCCGTACTTGTCAACCGTAAGGACTTCATCCAGCTGTCCAATCTGTTCAGCCGTCGCGGGGTCCGTCAAATACACTACGTCCTCTGGACGGATTGGATGGCCCCAATCAACCAGGCGAGCGGTGTCAATCATACGGCCCAGCTGGGCGCGGAGTGCGGCGTAAGACACAGCACCGCCAAGGCTCAAGCTGTTCGCCGTATTGTCAACGAGGCCCGCCTTACGCAGACCATCGAAGGCCAGGTAGTGCTTCGTGTCACTCGGGTCAGCATCAACCAAGTTGATGTTACCGGTCGCGGCGTTGGTGGTGTCGCCATTCAGAACCAACGAATCGCTGTAGTGGGCGATGGCGAGTGCCGCTTGACGACGCAGGAAAGGCAAGAATGGGATAATCGAATCTTCTTCCAGTTCGCCCGACCACACCTGGTGGATGACGAACTTCTTGGCATCGACCTGCACCCGTTGCGAGCCAGTCTTACTAGTAGCATAAGGCGAGGTGAAAGCCGATGCTGACGTGGATTCACCCACGAACAGCATTTCAGGGATGTCCACTTCGACAGGAAGGTATGCCGTCGGAGCGGTCATCTCGAAGGTATCAACCATTGAGAACACGCGCGAGAGAGGGCGCGCTGATTCCCAGAGGTCCGCCGCGTATTGCGCTCCCATTAGTTGCTGGCCAAAACCAGATTCGAGCGAGTCCATCGCCTTGGCGTAAGCCTCCAATTCGACCTTCCCAGCGATACCCTTGCGGACGCGGGGGAAAAGGTTATCAAGCGCGGTGCGGTCGTAGGCTTTGACAAGATTCTCGTCCATATAGGTCGCTTTCGAAACCGCGTTGAAAGCATTGGTCAACTCGGTGGAAGGCCCCGGTCCCATACCCGCGTTTTTTGCGGCAGTCGTGATATCGTACAGCATTTCGATGTCCGACGCGCTCAGGTTGTGGCGTGCGAACTTCGAGCCCACGAGGGCTGGGTCAGCGGAACCGAAACGCATCTTGCGGTATTCGTTGGCGTCGTCATTCTTGGCGTTATTGACGATACCTTCTGCGATTTCCTTGACCTGTTTCTCGCTCAAGTTGTTGTTTTGGATTGAGTCCAGCCGCGCCGCGACATCGCGGAGCAAGCCTTCCAAGTGGCTATTGTCCATTGTACCCTCCAACGAAGCGCGTGAGCGCGTTCAGAACGCCTGCATCTGCTTTATATTCCTCTGGCTCAGGCTCTGCCATAGGCTTCACAACCGGCTCTTCCATCCCAGCGGCGTCAATCACCGCTTGGATTGCGTCGATAGCCGACCGCAACTTCTCGAGATTCGCGCTGCTAATTACCCGGCCAGCCTTGGCCCCGATGGCGCCGCTGTTATTCCCCACGAGGTCATCCACGTCTATCTCTTCTGGCTCGTCGCCTTCCTCGGCTGAGCGGATGCGCACCGCCTCGCGATTTGCCGGCACAGCAACGAGGCTAATCTCAAGCAACTCGGCTTGGGTGTGCGTCAAAGGCTGACCGGCACCACCAGGGCGACGGGCCAGCGAGCGGAATCCAACGCTGACCGTGCGGAGGAATCCGGTGTTCACCAACGCCTCAGCACACTCACCCTTCTCGGTGTCTGCAAAGATGATGTCGGCTTCAAGCGCATCACCCACAACCTCGACACGTACCGCACGCCCGATGACGTCCTCAATACTGTCGTACTTGTGTGAGTCCAGCACAACCGGGTTCTGGCGGTATGAATCAAGCGACCATCCCGCCTGGTCCACGATTTCATTTTGACGGTCAACCGCACCAGTCGAGGCGCGGAAGGTATAGACACGAGCGCCCTCGCTCTCGATAACGTCCACGTACTGAGCTTTTACGACGTGCATCTTCAGCCCTCCACAAACTGTTGTAGTTTGCGGGCCACATCATCGTCAATAATCCCGCGCTGCTCGTCGTCATCGAAGGCCCATCCGATAGCGCACCTACAGTTGATGTCCTCTTCAGGCAAGCCAATCTGGCCAGGCGCTTGACCTGCGCCCTCGCCAACCTCGAAGTCAGCGTCCAGCGGAATGGGGTTTGCATTGTAGGTGACGTGCGCCTCGTCGTGTGTCTCGCGGGTACGCTGGTCAAGTGCAGCAATCCAAGTCTTTTTTGCATCCACGCCTGATTGCTTAGCGCCAAGCAATGCTCCACCATTCAACGCGCCGATGGTCTCGGTGCGGGCGATGGTCTCAGCACTTGAACGGATCCGGTCGCCCATAGTCTGCTGCACGATTTCTTCAATCTCAGCGATTGTGCGGCCCTCGTCGATGGCCGTCGCGATGCCCTCGCGCAACTGGTTCCACGTGGTGTCGTTGACCTCTTCCGCGAATCGCTGAGTACGCCCGAGGACAAAACGGTTGCCGTCCGGCGTGTCGAGGTTGAACCCGGTGCGAACCTTCAGTTGACGAAACGCGTCAGTGCCACCAGCTTCTGCCGCGGCCTGCACTTGATCCATCAGGCGCTCCTCGAACACAGACTGCCAATAGTCGCCATCCCATAGCGCATCAATGTCATCAGGCGTCAACGCCTTTTTGCTGCTCTCGTCAGCCCTATCCATCTGCGAGACTAGGCGCTCTGCCCAGTCCCGTCCCGCTTCTCCACCCCACAGCAAGAACGCCACATAGCCCGGCGTCTCCTTGCCTTCTTCATCCCAACCCGGCACCTTGTCGCTCGCGTGTCGAGCGTGCCATGCGCTCATCTTCCGGGCCTTGTCTGGCGTGATGCTATCGCCATCGGCGAGGCGACGGGCCCACCGGATGGTCTCAGCCACGAGGCCGTCACCACCACGGCCATCCTCATACAATCCAACGCCACGGGCGAACGCACCCATCACCCTCGCGGGCGGCTCGAAGTTGATGCCATCATAAACGCCTTTGGCCGCTTGCTCAGCGATGGCGTCCACGATTTCGTCGGCTTGCTCTTGCATTATGTCACTTACGATGGCTTGAATGCGTGCCTCGATAGGCCTCGCCTGGCGCTCAAATGCTTTCCACGCCGCGATATGCTCAGGTGAGCCAAATTCGATAAATCCCGGACGTTGCGTCACATTACCGTTTTTTTTTACGGCCCTTGTCGCCTCTTGCGTGTTATCTGGAAGCGGCATCACTGGCTGAGGTGGAACGTCGCCACCAGCGATTTCAGGCAATCCAAGGCGGGCGCGAATCTCGTTAAGCGTCAGCACGCCATAATCCATATGGTACTTGAAGATGTTAGCTTCCGATCCGGGTTGTTGGTCACCCCACTCATAAGCGCCTGATTCTGGCAGAAGATGCGGCGCGATTTCTGACAACACCTTGTTAAGCGGCACACCCATCGCCACCCACTTGGCCGCCTGCTCCACGACGCTCGCCTTGTCGGGTTGCAGTGCGCTAATGTGCTGGGTATCAAATTCCACGTAGTCCACTTCAGGGAAAAACTTAAGCATTTGCTCAGTGATTTCGCTGGCAATCATCGCCGCCTCTGGAATCAGCGCATCAGTCCAGAACGCCTTATATGCTTGCTCAATATTGCTATACGTGGCGTGTTCGTGGTCGCCAATCAACTCAGGCGGGACAGCGAACACGCTGGCCACATCGCCGCGCGACCACTTCATCAACTCGATAAACTGGGCATCTTTTGGGCTCACGCCGATAGATTGAAAGCTCGCTGCTTGACCTAGCACTGCCAGTCGGTGTGCCTTGTCGGCACCCTTGAAGCGCCGCTCAAGATTCTCGCGCAGCTGTTCTACCTGCTCACGAGACCAGGCAATCTCCTTGTCCTGTGGCGAGACGACACCGCTAATCTGCAATCCGTTCTTGAAGATGGCGTGATTCGATTGCAACGCGCCCGCCGCCGTGTCGATTGCGAGGCGTGACGACGCGATTGGGGAGAGGCCCGTGAACTCGTCAAGTGGGTTTGGATACCTGAACCAAATAACTTCTTCAGGTGAAAAACTGAGGCGCTCATTGTTCCAGTCATAAATCCACCCAGCGATGTAATTCTTCGCGTCAGGCACGCACCGCATCCGGTCAGGCCGTGCCCACCAGATTTCACGCGGCGCCCCTTGCCCGTTCGGTCCTCGCTCAAGAATCCAGAACGCTTGCCCCCAGAGGCAGAGGCTAAGCTCCGTCATCTGCACCAGGCGGTTGTAAGTCCAGTGCGGATTAACCGAGCGCATCAAGTCAGCGAACGCGCCATCCGTCACCTCAACCTGTTCGCCATTCACGAGGCGGTACGCACGCATCGGCAACGAGGCCAAGTTCTTGGCGCGAATCGTTGCGCAGGCATAGACCGCGCTGCTGGTGGCGATGTAGTCACCGTAGGCTGGCGGCGAGAACTGTTCGGGGTCTTTACCCCAATAGGTGTCCGCTGGCTCGACCACGGCGGGGCCAAGCGTCCAGGCTTTAATCGCATAGGTCAGTCGGCTAATCCAGCTCATAGGCCACACCTTAGCACGCATCTAATCGCGTGTCGATAAAAACACGCCCCAGCCGAAGCCAGGGCGCGAGGGTTGTTGCTATTTATTAATGGCCGTACAGGATCAATTCAGGACAGCGCCATTGGTTGCCCGGTGCAATGGGATTGTGTAGGCCAACGATCCGATAT